TGCACGCTTGATGACTGGGATATCAGCAGGCGCTATAACGCCGCCTTTTACTTCCTTTGGTGAGGTCATCACACCTTACTCCATTCTGCTATCAGCCAAGTATTGGCTGTATCCATCCAATTAATCTCGACTTCATCGAGCTCTACACCATGCTTTGCACGATCTTCGAGTTCACGAAGACGACGCTCAATGGTATAAGGATCATCGTTACGAGTAGGTAGATCAAAAACACGAATATCCATAATATCCTCCATTGCAGTGTATATATCTCAATATAGGCACTTATTAGAATAAAGGCAACTGTTTTTATACGACCTTGATCTTTTCAGCTGCTTTTCGTGCTTCTTCTAACGAACGTGCTAGCACAACGCCCATACGACGATTCTTACGTGCAGTTGGCTTACCGAAAACACGAACCTCAACACCGGGTGCTTTAAGTGCTTCTTCGATGCCTGTGTACTTCGGCTTTTCAATATCTTGATCAGCCAAAATAACAGCAGATGCCCCGAAGCCGTTAACAATCTTAATCTCAGGAATAGGCATCCCGAGAATTGCACGAAGGTGTAGATCGAACTCTGAGATGTTCTGGCTGATCATCGTAACCATACCGGTATCATGCGGACGTGGTGATAGTTCAGAGAAGTAGACAACGTCGCCTTTGACGAAGAACTCAACCCCAAACAAACCAGCACCACCTAAGTCATCTGTAATCGTCTTAGCCATAGCCTGTGCTACGCCATATGTTGCAATGTTTTTAAATGGCTCGGGTTGCCACGAATACTGATAGTCTCCGTTTACCTGAACGTGGCCGATTGGATGACAGAAAAGAGTTGGACCTTCTTTCTGCTTAATAGTCAGAAGAGTAATCTCGTAGTCGAAGTCAATGAACTCTTCGATGATTACTCTTGCACGGTCGCCTCGCATATTGTCACATGCATAGTGCCATGCTGTACGAACCTGTAATTCGATATCAACATCAGTATCACAATCTACTACAGATTGACCTTTACCCGACGATGACATGACTGGCTTAATAACGGCTTTTTTTGATGCTATCTTATTATAGGCGTCGACAAGTTCTTGCTCTGACTCAGCATAAGCAAAAGAAGCTACCTTAAGACCGAGCTCATGTGCACGATCACGAATAGCATCGCGATTCATTGTAAGGTTAACAGCTCGTGCGGATGGAACAACCTGAGTACCAGCGGACTCTACCCCATAGAGTACATCAGTAGCAATTGCTTCAATCTCTGGTACAATAATATCTGGGCAGTAAATGTCAATCATGGTTTCGAGTCTACGAGCGTCGAGCATATCGAACACTTCATACGTATCTGCTACCTGCATTGCTGGTGCATTCCGATAAGAGTCGCATGCAATAACATAATGACCCATACGCTTAGCTGCAATCACAAATTCTTTACCGAGCTCACCCGAGCCCAAAAGCATAATCACTTTCATAACAAACCTTTCAAACTTACTTCTTCTTACCTATAGCATATTTCGTTACTAAAGTCCACTCGTCTTTTTCTTTGTGAGGAAGAATCTTAATCTGATTCATAGTAGCTTTTGGTGAGCTAAACTTATTAGGATCAACAATCTTTACAAGGCCCCAATCTTCTAGAAGCTTTGCAATCGTATTTCGTCTACCCTTATCCTCATCCGAGAAGTTAGAATGCTTGCCGTCTAGAGCAAACATCTCTTTGAAATGAACAATATAGAATTTACCTTGCTTATGAAGAATATGACAGGACTGGTAAAGTGTTTTATCTTTTCTGGAAGCTACGCCAATACGCGAAAGCGTTTCCCTAACCTTAAGGAAATCATCTTCTTCGCCTAGCTTTACCTCCAGTAATGTATCAATAGTGTCATTCATTAGTACCACCTGTTTTCAATTTATTTTTTATTTTTGTTATTTGTTCAGGGGTAAGCAATGATATAGCTTGTTCGGTCTTAGTATTATTGTACTTAAAGTACTCTTTAACCGCTTCAAAATCATCACTATCCTGTCGCTTCGCCCATTTAGAAAAACGCTTCTTTGGTCGAATACTATTTATGAGATAGTGAAATTGAAGCTTATTATCGAGATGATGCTTCATATTCATCTCGTTAGCATACAGGATAGTATCGGGGAAGTTAGATAAACTACGATTAGTCAGAAACGGAACGTAACCAGACTCAGCTAGTTCATCGTTTTCCGTCCCTGTCATTAAGTCGTGTTTAGTAAAGTTAATCGCATTAACATAATCAAACGGGCTCGTCACTTTTATTACCTTTTCCTCGCTGCGTTAACACTTCAGCAGACTTGTCGAAGAAGTTAGCGCAGTCATCACAAACATTCATCTCAGCGGTACCATCTTGTACCTTGAGACGAAGAACAGCCGGGGTATCCGATAGCTGGTTTTCTCCGCAAATATGGCAAAGGTTTTCTATAGCCTTCTTGCGAGGTTTAAACCAGCTCATAGATACTCCAGATCAATCATCATCTCAGTCAAACAAGCCGTCAGGTTGATCTCATGATCAGATACGAAGGCTGCTTGATACTGATACTTAGCAAGGATGAGCACCAGGTTAGGTACAGAGTTCTTAGATACATACTGACTAGCCGTATCGTATAGAGTACGGAAGATAGCCGTAGCATCTGTATCAATATTCTCAGCTACCCATTTACGGGTGTTTGTGAAGTCCTTTTGCTTGAGGAAACGAACCAGGTCCTTATAGGACGATTCAGTGATATTAGCAAGCAGACCAGAGTCAATCTTACCAGTAACACTATAGCGTTGCAGCTCGTTAATAACACGACGCCAGTCAGGGTAGTGCTTCTTAATCAGCTCTACTAGAACAGCCTTGTCGTATACAACCGATTCAGTATCGAGAATATAGCATAGACGTTTCATCATCTGCGCAGCAAGAGCAGGTACATCAGTCTTCTTGATCTTGAACTCAACAACAGAGCAACGAGACTGAAGCGGCTCGATGATACGGTTCTTAAAGTTACAAGTCAGGATGAACCCGCAGTTACGTGAGAACTCTTCCATGAAGTTACGAAGAGCAGGCTGCGTAGAGTTAGGGTTGAGGTAATCAGCCTCGTCCAAGATAACATACTTACGTCCACCCATCAGCGAAACTGACGAAGCAAACTGCATGATCTCATTACGAAGCGTGTCGATGTTACCGTTCAACGATCCGTTGATAACGATATAGTCACACCCCAGCTCCTCGAGCATGGCACGAGCGACAGTAGTCTTACCACAACCAGCCGAGCCAGACAAGAGAAGGTTAGGGATGTTGCCCTGATTAACAAACTCTTGAAAGGTCTGCTTCAGGTTCTCAGGAAGGATAGTATCCTGAATAGTAACGGGACGATATTTTTCGACCCAGAGAAATTCTTCCAACATTAGCATACTCCATCATAATATAGTTTATAAGCATAGACTATTTCGTCTATGAAATCAAGAGAGTATTAGCCTTCAAACGAAGAATTTTGCTCCACTGCGATCCAATATTCAACGTCTGAGCTCGTAAAATGAGCTAGTCCACGCTGCGATACACTTACGTTATAGTCGCCAGTAAGCAGCTTGAAGTTATCAGCCATAATGATAAAGCTGAACTTCTTATCAGTTACGCCAACTTCAGCTCGGTAGGTAGGTGCGCCTGAGCTTGAAGGCTGAGCCTTTGATGTATTGATCGTCTTAGCTTCGAGGAAGATCTTACCATCTTCACCGGTGATGCAGAGTGCATTAGCACCGGTAATAGCCATACCCTTCAGTACGCGGTTGATAGTTTCGTTCTTAAGTTCAAACTGAACGTCTACTGAAGGAAGAGTGATATCCTTCTCCGGAGGAGTCTTGATTAGAGACTGCTCAGCACAGGTATAGTTAATCTTCTCATTGCCCTGACGAATCTCAACATAAGAGTCATTAGGTGTAAGGATGGGATCGTCAAACATCGAGATAGCACTAAGGAACTTAGGCATATCGTAAATAGCAAAGGTACCCTCGATGTTAT